ATTTCCTTTGTTTTGCAGAATAGGACTTTTTAGGCATGATTTTTCCTAGATAACTCTATGTTACCGCTTTACTTAAGATTTTACACTTATTTCTTTTTCTTTTTTGTCTTAGTTTTCTTTTTCTTACCTTTTTTGACACTTGCGATGTAACCTTGACATCTTGCCATAGCGTGAGATTTAGCCATTTTTAACTTTTTTTGCGTTTTTTACGTCTATGTTGATATGTTATCTTCTTACTGCTTGTTTTTTCACGTTTAAATCTTGCTTTTTCTGCTGCAGTCATCTCACCTACTGTCTTAGGTGTCTTACTTGAGACACGTTTACTAGGTCTACACGCTGGATAACCTCTTTTTTCTCCTTTTGAACGACCACAAGGCTTTCCTGTCTTCACATCAACCCAATTTTCCTTGAACCAACGTGTTAAACCACCTTTAGCTTTAGGATTTGTACTACTTTTTCTTTTTTGTGGCACGTTTTTTTTCCACTCGATAAGTACCTCCACGTTTTTTGTACTCTCGTACAAGCCACGCATTTGCATATGCAGAAGGATAAACAGCAAATTTGCGTTTAGCTTCGGCTTTTACTCTAGCGTAAAGAGCTTTATTTACAGGAACATTCACTACGTTTTTTACCTCCCTTCTTTTTCTTTTTCTTCTTTTTCATCCCAGTATGATAAGGCATAGTAAGAATTAGGTAGTTCTTAGTATATTCTAAACGAAGTCTGCCCTAGTGTCTCTGGTTTGGCAAGGTTGAATTGTTGCAAGCACAAATATCCAAAGGCATCAAAAGCATGATCTACACCCAGGTTTTTATTTGGTAAACCAGTATTAGGGGCATATGTAAGAGTTCTTAGTGATTTTATTAATTCTTTACAGCGTGGGTGGATAAATGTTCTTCTCTCGCCATTTGCATCATATAAAGCTGTGTTAACAGCAGTAATTTTATCTCTTATTTTCCAAGGACTTTTGGGACTCATAACAGTAAAACCACTTCTTCTTAAAATATTATGATCCGTAACTCCTACCCCACTTGTTTTTCTGGCACTACCCGTAGGGTCTGGACACGCAATTATTCTTCTATCTATCCCGTATCTTCGGCTAACTTCTTCCGCAAAATCCCAAGTTGTTGCTCCACCCGTCAACAGTATCTCGTCAAACACATAAAGACAATCATTATGCTTTACTGCACAGATTCCGACCATAGGATCTACGTTAAAGTCCAACCCTAAAAGTAATGGCAACATATGTAAATCTTGAACTTCGCCACTAATATTGTCATCGTCAAAACTTACAGCCACTAATCCAGTAAGATTCTCAAAACTTGCCTCAAATTCTTGTTTAAATGTTCTGCTATCTAATTGGGCCTTCGCAGCCTCGACTTCTTCGGCTGGAACATTACCCCCGTCTATTGTTGTGAAGCTCCAGCGTTTCCAATCACCTGTTTCATCTTCTGGAACGTAACACCATAAATCGTAAAACCATGAGGCTGTGCCATCGGGTGTTGAAATAAATAATGCCCACCCTTGTTTATCTGCGAGGGCTGGCCTGATAACTTGAAACCATACGTCAGAGTCCATAAATGCTGCTTCATCAAGCACGACACCAGCTAAACTTCGGCCTCTTAAGGTGGTTGCGTTTTCTGTTCCCTTCAACTCAATAAGTGAGCCATTTATTAGTTCGATCTTTAAATCTGTTTCATTTTTGCTTTTTACCCAAGAAGTTGGCACTAATTTCTTTAGTTCCTTCCAAGCAATGTCTTTTGCCATGCGATATGTGGGGGCACAGTAAAAATATGTCTCGCCTGGTCTTTTGATCGCAGCATTTACAAGTTCGATACAAGATAAATAAGATTTTCCGAATCTTCTGCCAGCTACCAGTACCCTAAATCTGTTTTTTGCATTGAACACCTCCCCCTGGGCCCAACGTAATGTTAAATTTTCTTTTGTTTTTACACTCATGTACTACAGATTAACCTTAATTTTGATGGATTTGCTAGTTTTTATCGACTAATACGCTATTTTAAGGTTATTATT